GGTCACAACCTTGTTAGACTTTATCTCACCAAATCGTTTCTACAGCGTTGTCACTAACGTCTCTTTCGATTATAGCGGATGTTCTGCAGGCGATGCACTGTCCTGGTCAATCCAGGGAAATGGAGAAGCACTGCACATTAGCAAGTTCTTGATCACAGATGCTGGAGTAGGGCCTCAATTCCCTAATCTATACTATACAATCCCACCAAATACAGGAATACAAGTTCAGGCAACTGGCCCAAGCGGGGCGATGACAGTTGTAATAGAAGGTAAGGAGGTGCAGTAATGCCAACCAGGGAAGAACGAGAGTATTACCGAGCAGGATACCAGGACGGCCTTAAGGATGCACAAAGAGACATAGGCGTCGACTTTGGTGGTCCATACTTTGCAGACGTTCAAAAAGTAAAGAAGAGAACTACTAAGCGTAAACTAAGCGCCTGGAACAAATATGTTAAAGCTAACGCCAAAAAGCCACGCTTTCGATTAAGATCGGGTGCACCTAATCTAAAGAAGCTTGGAGTAGCGTTCCGTAAAACCCCCGCAGGGCGCAAGAAGAGGCGTTAATGGCCTATACATTAATTCCAGAAGGGTTTACCCTAAAGAAAGTATCAAAAGCAGAAAAGGACGCTGTGGATGAATACTTCGGACGTGAGAGGCGCGGAACATATCTTGAAGGGTTGTTAAGCAATACAAGTACCCCGACAGTTTTAGCGGCGGCTTCCCTGCCTCTAATATTAGCATTTATTTTAAACACTTTGAAAGATGCAGGAGTTAGTATAACTGACGATATTTTAGAAAAGATTCTTTCGTTTCTTGGTTTTCTTTTTCCTGAAGAGGAAGTACGTACAGGCCCTGGAGGGATTAAGGTTTTTCCAACAAAAAAAGCAGAAATGGCCAAATTCTTTAAGGAGTATACAAAATGAATTTAGGCGCGATGATTGCATTATTGAAATTGGCCCAAGATGCCGAGATTACAAAACCTGCTTTCAAAAGTATTGTAGTACCTCCAACCTACGGTAAGGAAACCGCTTTAACACGAGCTAAAGAAGGCCTCGGACTGTAATGGAAGTCACAACGGCTTCCTTAATGCTATACTTTGCTGCTTGGACCATATTCTATGCCCTTCTAAGCAAGTATATCGCCCGAGAAGAGCTTATTGAGATCCTTGAAGGTGTTATAGATGAGATAGAAGCCAGGATGCATGAGATGTTAGAAAACTTTCAATCTTCTTTTTTTGGTTCCCTGGGTGCAGCATCTAAAAAAATGGACGATGCTACAGGCCAAAGTACAATCAAAGCCATAACCAAAGACAACCCTATCATGGGGTTAGTTGCAGAGATGTTAATGAAAAGAAGCGGCTTAGAAGGCCTCATAAAGACCCAAAATAGCGATGAAATAGGGGTAAAACAGCCCCAAAAGAGCCTTAGATTAGGGTTAAAGTAGTAATATTATAACAATACTACTATTAATAAAAGTTAAATTGGGTTATTTTTATTTATTTTGGTTTTTACATTTTCATTATTAATATAATAATACTTTATTTTATATAGTGGCTTTGTCTGTCTTGGTATGGTGAGATAAATGATATGCGAAAAATGTAATAAAAAGCTAGTGTACGTAAGGGATGTTGTAGGAGATCCTTTCATGTATTGCCCTATATGTAATCGGGTATGGGTTGAGAAAGTAACAATTAAAGGTCATCAATAATGGGACGTAAGAAAGAGTTTGTAGCAAGCAAGTCGTTTACGTTAGGACTCCAGGAGTTAATGTATATGGAGAAAAAATGTAATGAACAAAAGATTAAAGCATCTAAATTTATTAATCGTTTATTGAGAAAGGCAATGTTAAAGGATCTCGAAAAAGAAAAACAGAAGCACGGCCCTATTACTTACTGCACTGGATGTGCTCAGTATAAGGAATTTGAACAGAAAGAAGGTAAAGAATGGACCTGTATCGTCTGTGGTGATAATAAAACACAGGTTATCACCTATATGCTTGAAAAGTAGTTATAGTTAAGTAACCCTGTATACTGCACAGTCATGGTACGAAGACGTAGAGCCTCAAGGCGTAAAGCTCCAAGGCAATTTGGGATTAATGTAATAGAAACGGGAGCGGCTCTTGCCCTTCTCGAACAAACATCAGCAGGTTCAGCAATGAAATCTTTTATTGCAGGGGACCTTAACACAGGATTAACGACTTTATCAAAGTCTGCAAAGTCAAATAAGCAAGCAATCACCAAGACTCTTATTGGTGCATTCTTAGCAAAAGCAGCAGTAAAATCATTTTCACGAGGTTCACCCATTTTAGCGTCCTTGGGTCCGATCAAGGTGCGTGCATAGAGGTAAAATATGGCAATAGTAGTAACAAGAACGGAAGCAGCGTTGAGCGCAACGACCAGCTTCCAAAGCATGAATAACCAGTTCGCAAGTTCTGGACTAAGTTTGGTAGTACCAAGCGGAGTATCGCAAATTTCTTCTATAGATATGGGAGTAAGCGGTGTAGCAACAGGAGCAGACTTCTGTTCAGGATTTAAATTAACGGGAACAGCACTTCAAGAAGGTGATGCAACGTTTATGGGTCCAGCAATCAGTCAGGCCGCATCCAGTGGAACTGGAGTAGCAAACTGTGTAGTCCAAACAAAGACCGCACTAGGTGTAACACCAGGTAATACTATAGATATTCAAGTCGCTGTAACAACTAACGCAACAATAGACGCTAGCTGCACAATTCAGTTTGAGTAAATTGAACAATGCCTGAAGGCGTTGGTTATGGACCGCAAAACACAGCTTCAGTAGGCAAGGATATCCATGTAATTGGTAAATTTGCTTATGCAGCCAGTGGTGCTATTCAAAACGCGGGAACTGGTGGGCCTGATACAACCTTGTTAAGTTTTACTACTGGCAATTATGTTTTTGTAGGAACCATGGATTTTACAAATACAGGGAAGCTAGGCCATGATTTTTACTTAAATGTTTCAATGAATGGAGTTGATGTTGCTACTACAGAAGAAAATAGTACAGCTATTGTTCCGATGAGATTCCATTATATAATTCCACCTTTTACATTAGTTGAGGTTAAGTGGGGATCTAATGCTACTTATGACGGTTCTGCTTTTTTTGCGGGTAGAGTTTACAAATGACACTTTCGACGGGGCCGACCCTGAACTTCTTTGGGGACCATGTATTTGCTTGGAGCGGGCAGGAAGCATTGACTGCAGGGGTCACAACCTTGTTAGACTTTATCTCACCAAATCGTTTCTACAGCGTTGTCACTAACGTCTCTTTCGATTATAGCGGATGTTCTGCAGGCGATGCACTGTCCTGGTCAATCCAGGGAAATGGAGAAGCACTGCAC